TAAACTAAGAGGTGTTGAGTACACACGAAAAGAAACAAAAGCTAGAGAGATTGGTGTTATTGCTCAAGAGGTAAAAGAAATCGTGCCTGAGTTGGTAGCTATAGAAAACTTAAAGTCAGACATGAACCCAGATGCCTTAGAAGATATGCATACAATGAAATATCAAAATACTGTTGGTTTACTTATAGAGGCAATTAAAGATTTAAAAGCTGAAATAGAAACATTAAAAAAGGATAAATAATGTTTTTTGGAGCAACCGCATTTGGACAGTCTCCTTTTGGAGCAGTAGGTGAAACTACAGAATTAATTACCGTTGCACCTTCAGGCGTATTATTAACACTTACTTTATCTAATGCGTATACCATAAACAAAACTCACTTTGTAAACGGTTTTACTCTACCACTTACACAAGGAACAGTAACACCGCAAGTTATTCCACAGGAAGATAGTTTTAATACAACTGTCTCTTTAAATTCACCTGTTGTAACTGCAGACGGAACAATACACTTACCAGCAAATAGTTTGGGAATGACTGTAAGTCTAGGTGCAACAATCGGAGTTAGTAAGTTTATTGCTACAGGAACAAGTGTCAGCACGACTGTAAATAGTGTTAGTCCTTCTGGTTCAGGTAATCCTACTATTAGCACAAATTTAATAACGTCTGCTGTAGGAACAGTTGCGTTGGGTCCTGGTATAACAGCACCGCCTGCTATTGATCCACAAGTTGCAGGTATACCGGCAGCTGACACAACTTTCGTTGTCACTGTAGTGCAATCAGGTGGTCAAAATATTTTTGTTATTGATGGTGTACAGAAACCAACACTTACAATGACAAAAGGTAGAAAATATATATTTGATGTAAGTGATCCTACAAACGCAACACACCCACTAAGATTTCAAACAACATCAGGCGTCGCTATTACAGATGGGGTTGTTATAACAGGATATCAAGGGCAAGCTGGAGCAAAAGTAGAATTTACTGTTCCATTCAATACTTTTGAAATTATTAGATATTACTGTACTACACATGGTGCCGGCATGGGCAACACTATAGATATTAAAGGACTGAAGGTAAAACTAGCTCCTGTAGTAGCTGTCACTGGCACATCCATGACATCTGCTGTAAACTCAGTAATACCAGGTATAACTGCTCAACCTTCAGGACAATCCATAACTTTATCTATAAATAGTGTAGGTCTTGGTTATGGTATAAATGTATCAGGAAACTCCATAACATCTGCGGTCGGAACAACTTCTACGTTTACATTTAGTGATGTAGATGATACAACTACAGCTACTATACCTTTAACCTCTGTAGACACTTCAGGGGCTGGAGGAAGCTCTTGGACTGAGGTAGATGAAACCGGAGCTGGAACTATTGATGAGAGAGAGGTAGCATAATGGCATCAAGCTATACAACCAGATTAAGAACAGAATTAATTGGCACAGGAGAGCAGTCAAACTCTTGGGGTAATACAACAAACAATAACTTTTCTAATATTTTTGATGAGGCCATATCTGCTGTTTATTCTAAAAACTTAGCTTCTGAAAGTAGTCCTTACACTTTAACGTATGGACAGGGTCCAGTTACTCAAGCAAACAACGAAGACAGACAAGCAGCCATTAGATTTCATGGTCACAATTCAGCTTTCATAATCCAACAAGAATCAAGTCCACAACTACACGATAGAATATACATTATAATAAACGATGGCACTGCTAGTGGAACAATACAAATGAAACTAGAAGGCACATCCACTGTTTCAGAAATTGTGCCTCCAGGAGGACGCGCAGTCATAGCAACTGATGGTACAAATTTTTATACTATTTTAAGTAGTGGTGCTTCAAATAAAAACTGGAGAACAGTTACAGCAGCAACAGACAATGTTTTTTCTGGAGAAAATATTTTAGTAGATACCACAAGTAATCAAATTACACTTACTTTACCAGCTTCAATGGGTGCAGCAAATGTAGGTGAAGAAATTAGGTTTATGGATTTAGCAGGAACTTTTGATACAAATGCTTTAACTATAGCTAGAAATGGTGCCAACATTTATGGAGCGGCGTCAGATCTAACTGTTTCAACTGAAGATGCTGCTTTTAGTTTAGTTTATACAGGAACGGCACAAGGTTGGAAAATAACGGAGAAATAAAATGGCGACATATGAGTCAAAGAAATATGCTACCATTCCAATAGCAGCCACACAAGTTGCTGACGGTTCCGTAACCGATGCTGAGTATCAATTTATAAATACACTAAGTTCTAATGCACAAACTCAACTTGATGCAAAATTAAATTCTGCTGGAGCGTTTACAGTTCAAACAGGAATGATCTTACCTTTTTCTGCAGCCGCTGGAAGTATACCCACAGGGTATTTAAACTGTGATGGCGCTGCTGTTTCACGTTCAACTTACAGTGCTTTGTTTGCACTTGTTTCAACAACATATGGATCAGGTGATGGATCAAGCACTTTTAATGTTCCAAATTTAGCAAGTCGTATGATGATTGGTAAATCAGGAACCTATGCTCTTGCTTCTACAGGTGGTGCTACAACTGATAGCTTTACACCATCTGGCTCAATAAGTGTAACTGTAAATAATCACACACTAACTACGAGCGAGATCCCAGCACACAATCACTTAATTACTCATGCAGGTGGTGGTATCAGTGCAAACTACTTTCACCCTACTTATGGTGCATCTATTTCATTTGGTGATAACAACACATCAATAGCAACAAATCCTTTTTACACATACCCTAGTGCCTGTATGAGTGATACAGGTGGTGGAGCAGGCCATAATCATGGGGCATCAGGATCTTTTTCTGGAAGTGCAGGTACAGTAGATGTTTTAAACCCTTATATTTCTCTTAACTTTATAATAAAGACATAACATGGCTACATACGAATCAAAAAAATATGCAACGATACCAATAACAGCAACACAAGTAGCTGATGGTAGTGTTAGTGATACAGAGTATCAACACTTAGATGGTGTAACTTCTGATATTCAAACACAGTTAAATGCAGTTCTTGGTGCCGGTGGTGGTACAATGACTGGTAATCTAAATTTTGGCGACGATGTCAAAGCAAGATTTGGAGATAGTAATGATTTAGAAATCTTTCATGACGGTAATAATTCTATTGTAAAAGATGTAGGAACAGGAGATTTAGTTTTAGGTGGTGACAATGTACAAATAACAAATGCTGCGTTATCAGAAAACCAAGCTGTATTTACATCTACTGGAGCCACTACGCTATATCACGCAAACAATGCTAAGCTTGCTACCACGTCTTCTGGGGTAAACGTTACCGGAACATTATCTGCAACAACTGCTATAAGTGGACCTTTGTCTGGTGATGGGTCAAGTATTACATCTATAAATGCATCTAATCTATCATCAGGAACTGTGCCTGCAGCAAGATTACCTGTTACCGGCAGACTTTTAAAAATGCAAACATTAGTAAGTGGTAGTAACTTTGATACCACTTCAGTTATTCCTTTTGATGCTTCAACTCCTACCTCGACTGAAGGCATTCAAGTAATGTCTCAAGTTTATTCACCGGTGGCAAGTAACAGTCAGCTGCTGCATGTTTTATCAAGCGCAGTTACAAATGCCTCTGCGGGTGGAACTTGTTTATGGTCTATTTTTAATGATAGTTCAAACATTGGTGCTTTTGCAAACACAACAGGGTCATCAGCTGTTTGGAATCAATTTACATGTCAAGCATACGAGGCAAGCTCAAACAATACTACAGGAAGAACATACACCGTAAGATTTGGTGTTAATACAAGTAGAGGTCACTGGTTACAAACAAATAACTACAATTATTATTTAAACGCAAAAGCCGTTTATACTATTTTCGAGATTGCCGCATGAGTATTACTATTATGGACGCAATATTGGCGATTAACCCGGACGCAAAAGTATCTATTAAACATGATATGACTATAAATCCACCTGCCATAGATGAGATTACATGGCATGAAGGAACTACGCCTATTTCAGATATTAATATAGCTGCAAAAAAAGCTGAACTTGAGGCTGAGTATAAGGCTAACAAATATCAAAGAGACAGAAAAGAAGAGTATCCAAGCATAGAAGATCAACTAGATGATATTTATCACAATGGTATAGAGGGCTGGAAAGCGACCATAAAAGCTGTAAAAGATAAATATCCAAAGGAGTAACATGGCATTAGTTAAAGCATCTTTTGCTCCAGGAATAGATAAACAAACAACAACCTATGGTGCTGAAGGTCGTTGGGTAGATTCTAAGAATGTTAGATTTAGAACAGGGTTACCTGAAAAAATAGGTGGCTGGGATAAAGTTATTACATCAACTCTTATAGGTGTTGCTAGAGCAACACTAGCGTGGGTATCAAATGCCGGTGTTAGACATTTAGCAATTGGCACAGACAGAAAATTATATGTTTATGTTGAGGGTAGAGCATATGACATTACACCCATTAGATTAGAAGCAGCGTTGACAGGTCCATTTGCCATGACTAGTGGATCACCAATAGTTACTGTTACACACACTTCTCATGGAGCGGGGCTCGGGGATTTTGTAACCTTTGATTCTTTTTCTACGGCTCAAGGTTTAGATATGAATCAGGAGTTTGAAATTACAGAAGTTGTAGACGGCAACAGTTATAAGATTACGCATACAAGTAATGCATCTGGCACAGCTAGTTCTCAAGGTGGTACAGGTAATGCTAAATATCAAATAAATATAGGTGCAGAAAAATCAGCGTTTGGTTTTGGGTGGGGTACTGGAACATGGAACGAAAGCACTTGGAATACACCAAGGTCATCTAGTTCTATTAGTCTTGATTCAAGTTATTGGTCGCTAGATACATTTGGTGAAGATTTACTAGCTATAAGAAATGATGATGCTTTGTATCGTTGGACTGTATCTGGTGGATTGGCAGCTAGAGCACAAAAAATAGCTGCAGCCCCTACAGCAAGTAGAGTTCTACTTGTATCATCTCCAGACAGACATGTTTTTTTGTTTGGAACAGAAACAACTGTCGGGACCTCAAACACACAAGATGATTTATTTTTACGTTTTTCTTCTCAAGAAGATTTTAATACATGGGCACCTGCATCTACAAACACAGCTGGATCTTTTAGAATACAAGATGGATCTAAAATTGTTTGTGCAAAAAGATCTAGGGGATCTATTTTAGTGTGGACTGACACAGCTCTACACGCCTTAAATAATATTGGTCCACCTTTTATATTTGGACTTAACCAAGTTGGTTCTAACTGTGGTGCTGTTTCTGCAAATTCTGTTACAGATGTAAATGGTGTCACATACTGGATGAGCCAAACAGCTTTCTATCAGTTTGATGGTGCAATTAAAAAATTAGATTGTACCGTGCAGGATTTTGTATTTGACGATATTAACGCAACTTCTTTAGGACAAGTTGCTATCGCTGTTAACACAGACTTTAATGAGGTAACTTGGTTTTATCCAAAAGCAAATTCTGATTTTTTAAATGCAAGTGTAACTTACAATTATCTAGAAAATGTTTGGTACACTAACGATGGTTTTGTTAGAACATCTTGGGTAGATAGAGGTGTTTATGCTTTACCTTATGCAACTTTTTATTCACCTACTAATTTTGCAACAAACACACCAGTGCCTCTTGGACTGACTAATGGTGCAACAACATTATACGAACATGAAAAAGGGGTTAATGATGATGGCAATGCTATGGATTGTCAAATTACAAGTGGTGACTTTGATATAAAAGAAGGTGATCAAGTATTTTTATGTTCTAGAGTCATACCTGATTTTAAAGATCAAAATGGTGAAACAGATGTAAGAATAGAATTTGCAAACTATCCAGCTAGTACAAACACAAGATCTTTTACATCTACTACAACGCCTACAACAAAATTCTTTTCTGTAAGAGGTAGAGGCAGACAAGCTAACGTAAAAATATCAAGTGATACAAGTGATGCTAACTGGAGATTTGGAACAGTTAGATTAGATATACAACCAGATGGAAGAAGATAATGGCTAGAATTAATATTACAAGATTACCGTTACCACAAGATAAGTTTGACAGACAACAGCAAGACATACTTATTCGTGAGCTTGAGAACATAATCAATCAACTTAACTTTACGTTTCAACAAGATTTAAGAGAACAATCAACAGCAAGGTCTTGGTATTTAGGATGAGTGATATATACAAAAATAGAAGTATAGCATTAGCCAATACAGCGCAAACGACACTGTATACTGTGCCAACAGCAGACGTTTCAACTGTTCCTGCACAAAAACCAGTTCAAGCAATTGTCAAATCCATACGTGTTTGTAACGTGACAGGAGGAGCACAAACAATAACTATTGTAAATACAGATGCTAGTGTGGGTTCAAATATAAATATTACAAGTCTTTTATCAGTAGATGCAAACACAGCTACAGAAATATTGTCACAACCATTAATTTTAGAAAATAGTGACGCTATAAAAGTAACAGCTAGCGCTGGTGGCGCTTTACACGTAATTTTATCTGTGTTGGAAATATCAGAATGAAGAAAATACAAGAAGCAAAAATACTGGGTACACAGATGGTTGAAGGCAAAGAAGTGCCAGTTATACAGCCAGAGGTGTATCAACGAATTTATTGTAAAAATTGTGATAATGAGGTAGATTCGGAAGAACAGGCAACCGGCACCTGCAGCAACTGTGGCCAACCCTGGTCAGTTCATAAAGCCAAAGATATACAACTAAAAGTAGTCCAAGTACCAATTGGGTCTGGAACCGGAGAATAATTTGAAGGATTTTTTTAATAAAATAGGAGACATGTTTGTACCAAAGGAGATTGCTCCGTATCTAGGTATGATCGCTCCAATGGTTGCACCGCAACTTGGTATATTTGGAAGTATGGCTCTTAGTCAACTTGGTTCTTTCAAACAACACGGGGGTAAGTTTGATCCTTTCTCAGCAATAGCAACAGGAATAGCATTAGCATCACCACAAGCAAGAGCAATAAGAGAAGCAGGTAGACTAGATCCAACTCAAGGTACAGTCGGTCAAAGACTATCTGCAGGAATTGCAGAAAGTTTGCCAGAATCTATTGGAGGCACTTTTGACAAGGGTTCTGCACTTTACAGAGCTCTTGACCCTAGATACAGCATCCAGATGAATGAGTATGGTAACTATTTTGAAAATCCATTCGCAGCAGAAGATTTTGCTGGTGGTCCTTTCCTTGCTCCAAGGTCTGCACCTGATAATCTTTATAGTGACGAAGGGTTTATTGAAGCTATGGAAGGCACACAAGATATAAAATATGGAAAGAAAGCAACAGTTGGTGATTTTGATCCTGGTAAAGAAGCTATACCTGGCACAGAAGATCAAGTAAAGACAATAAGAGATGCTGAAGGAAATGTAATTAGAACAGAAACTATATCCGGAACAGAAGCCGTAGCTGCTGTAGACCCTACTTTTACAGGAAGTAATCTAACACCAGAGCAACAAGAAAAGTTTCTAGAAATATATCAAGTATCTCCTGAAAAAGCTCAGGATTATGTTGATGGTTTAGCAAGAGTAAAAAGCACAGGTTTTGGTGATGCACAAAACTTCTTTACAAAAGCAGCAGATTTTGGATCATCAGTAGCCGGAGGCATATTTCCTGGTTTTGGTGAGTATGATCCTATAACAGGAAGAATGATACCTGGTTCTTTTGATTTTGGTAAAGCATTACAAACAGTCTCTATAGCTGGAACTGTAGGCTCATTAAAAGCCATAGGTGAAGAGCTTAAAAAACAAAAACAACTAGACGAACAAAAACAAAGAGAAATATGGACAACTTATTTTAAAAGCTACGAACGAGCTGCCGGCAAACCTTACAGTGAGTCTAGATATCCAGATGCAAATATTATGGAAAAATTCAATAGATTTATGCTGGCAACTGGTGGTAGAGTCGGCTATAATATGGGAGGCGGCATCATGGCGGCCTCTGGTGTACCTCAAGGTATGCAAGTCGACGGACGTAATGGCACATTCATTCCTATGGGTGTAAAAGAAAAAGCTGACGACGTACCTGCCATGC